TTACAGAGATCTAAGAACTCACCGCTGACAGAGCTTTTACGAGTTGATTCAAAATCATTCAGTTCAATATTGCAGGCTTTACATCTCATAGGTCTCACAGTCCCTTTGTTGATATTACAGTCCCGATTATACCAAACTTTATCCAAAGGTTCAACAGTCCCTTCAGGGTCTCGCAGTCCCTTTTTATGTTATAATTAACAGTGGCTGGCTATGCGGTGCGTCAGAGTTATCCACAAGTTATCCACAGATAAAAAGTTATCCACAATTCATCCACAATTCATCAACAGGGTCAAAAGCCTGTGGAAAAACATGTGGGCAAAATTTTGACTATCGATAATTCTCAAATGATAAAGAAAAACAATTAAAGGATCGCTGGAAGTATGGTTCCAAAAATGCTATTTTTAGCGCCTCGAAACAAACAAGGAACAAACAACATGAAAACGCAAACGCAAACAAACAAGTACATGGAAGCGGCGCTGGCTGTTCTATGCGCCGATGGGCCTCAAATGGCTTGGAAAATTAAAGACGCCTATTGGGGCCTTCGCTCAACTAATAAAGAATTAGAAAAAGCGATTACAGATACTTCCGCTAGTTTGGACGCCGCTATTGATAACGCCACAGACTTTTTAGGTAATCCGCTAAAGGATGAAAAATTATTCCAGTGTGTGTTCGAATTTATGGATATCGAACGCGCCGCACTAATTAGGGACGGCTATATCTTAGATATGGATCGTTGCTATACCGCCGCTGAACAGCGGTTTTCAGAAACCATCGCATAGGAGCGATAAATTATGATTAAGTTTCAACTATTCAGCCTAAAGGCTTCAGACGTACAAAACGGACGCATTCGTTTCGATATGTACATATGTAACAAGCGCATTGCAGGCCTTATCGGTTTACGTGCTAAAAAATATCGTTTCGGTTTCGATGGTGGCGATACCTTCAAACAAGCGCATTTAGGCAAAATTACTGTCGGCGTTGAAAAGCGCAAACCACTACGCCAGCTCTGGAATTGGGTATAAGTATCAACCAACTATTGCGGCCTTCGGGCCGCTAAGGATCTAACATGCAAACGGTAATTGAAGTAACACCAAACCCATATAGCGATTTGCCAGCTTATTCGGTGCAGGTTCCTAATGCTTTATCGGGTATGTATCTCAAAGACTATTTGGACGGCGCTCAGCCGCATTACAGCAATTCGCCACAATTGTGTCAGGTATTGGAATATCTAAACATTGAATTCGATACGATCGCTGACTATCCAAAAGACGACAATACATTGCGGTTTTTGTTTGATTCAGAAGAAGACGCAAACGATGCCGCCGCCGTCTTTACTCAAATTCAATCCATTAAAGGGCTTTGATATGCGCTTACTTTCAATCGATGGCAACTCGAAAATTGCCAAAACTAACAGGGCCGCTAAAGGCCGGTATTTATTTGCAGGCCTTTCATTGATGCCAGCCGATGACGTATGCCCGGGCGCTAAAGCCGCCGGATGCATGGAAACTTGTTTGCAGTCTGCAGGCCGTGGAATATTCAAGAATGTTCAGGCCGCTCGCAAATCCAAGGCCGATTGGTTTCGATGCGATAAAGATGGTTTTTTAGACCAGCTCCGAAAAGATCTACATGCTCTCGAGCGTAAAGCGAAACGGGAAAACCTCCAGCCTGTAGTGCGTCTCAATGTCTTGTCTGATATCGCATGGGAAGCCTACGGAATCCCCCAGGCATTCCCGGCAATTCGGTTTTATGACTACACCAAACGACAAGGCCGTATCGGTTCAAAGTTTATGCCCGATAACTATCATTTGACGTTTAGCTATTCCAATCAACCGGGCTATTCCAATCAAGTGATTCGGGCATTGCATAAGGGAGCAAATATCGCCGTGGTCTTTTCTGGTGGTTTGCCTGCCAAGTTTATGGGTCGACCGGTCGTCGATGGTGATTTGCACGATATCCGCATTGATGATCCATCCGGAATCATTATCGGCCTACGTGCTAAAGGTAAAGCGAAGAAACAGCCGAATAACTTCGTCGTACCCAATCCAGAGGTTATCGCTTCATGTTAGAACTGATCGAATTCGTATTAATTTCGATATTAGTTTGGGTATTAATATTTAAAGACTGATACAGCCCACCAATACAGCCCGCTTCAATGCGGGCTTTTTTTTGCCTGCAGTGTATGTATCGCAACCCTCAAAAGCATTAGGCAGCTAACAGCTAGGACGCATTCTAAGCGCCTACAAGCGCCGATAAGCCCGAAACAGTACCCTACTATTACCCTATGGCATTACAGGCTGTTACAGAGCTTTACAATGCGTCTGAGACTGTAGTGCTGTTCGGTGGTTTCTGGTGGGGCTTTTTAGGCTGTTCAGGCCTAAACAGGCTTCAAAGGGTACTTTACCGACCCTCACACTTTACCGACTCGACAGCCTGCACCAGCGCAATACCAGCACCAGAACAGCGCAATATAGCCTGTGCATAAACCTGTGCATAACTTTTTAGCCTGCAAAGTTATCCACAGACTTATCCACAGCCTGCAAAGTTATCCACAGGCAGACTGTGTAGTTATCCACAGCTTATCCACAGGTTCTACACAAGTTATCCACAGGCCTGACTCGACTCCCCCGGAGGGGGCTACACAGGCTTTAAAATATTATAGTACCTACACAGACTTGCAAAAGACTAAAATAGCTTATTTGTTCTAAAAAGTGACTAAAAAGATTAATTTAGTCACAAAATGAACTATCGACCAAGCCTTTGATACTACAAAGAATGTTATATTATAACACACTGTGCAACTTTCGTGCCAAATTAGTTGACTTTGCACTGGTTTTGTGGTAGACTGTACAGCCTATGGAGAAAACGAGATAGTTCCATGACTGAACAGCAAAAAAGAGGTCGAGGTAGACCGAAAAAGGGCGAAGTTGTTGCTAAAAAGGAAGGCAACAGGGGTGTTAGAGGTCGTCCTCCCGGTGATGCCGCTATCATTAATGAGTATAAAGCTCGGATGTTAGCATCTCCTAAGTCTGTTAAAGTCATGGATGCAATATTTAATGCGGCGTTGGATGATGAGCATAAGAATCAAGCGGCGGCTTGGAAGTTGCTGATGGATCGGATGTTGCCTGTCAGTTATTTTGAAAAGGATAAGATGTCACAGGGCAAGAATAGCGTCAGTATTACAATTACAGGTGTTGGAGCGAAAGCATCTGTACAGAATGATGAAGATATTATTGATATCGAGCCGGTGGAATCAGATGACTGAAGATTTGTTTGTACAGATTAAAGAAGACCTCACCAAGCATGAGGGCTGTAAAACCACAGTGTATTTATGTACTGAAGGAATCCCTACTGTTGGTATAGGTCATGCACTGTATGGGTTTGAAGAGCTTGCTGTCGGTGATGAAGTCTCGATGGAACAAGTGTTGGAATGGTTTAAAGAAGATTGTGATGAAGCTTTAACAGACTGCAGAGCTTTGTTTTTAAACTTTGATTCTTTACCAGACCAAGTAAAACGAGTGTTAGTCAATATGGCTTTTAATCTTGGACGGTCTCGATTAGGCAAGTTTAAGAATATGGTTACCGCTGTGAATGAAGGGAATTGGAATAAAGCCGCTAATGAGATGGTAAATTCTCGTTGGTACAATCAGGTTGGTAATCGCTCTGTTGAGTTAGAAAACTGGATGCGGAACGCTTGACTGAACTCAAAGTAGAGCTGTTACCGTGGCAACAAGAAGTTTTTGACAGTGATGTTCGATTTAAGATTGTAGCGGCTGGGCGACGAACTGGTAAAAGCCGATTAGCGGCATGGATGTTAATTATTAATGCTCTCCAGACTGATCGAGGGCATGTATTCTACGTAGCGCCGACACAAGGTCAGGCCCGTGATATTATGTGGAATACCTTGTTGGAGCTTGGTAACCCTGTTGTGACTTCATCACATGTTAACAACATGCAAATTAAGTTAATCAACGGAGCTACAATTAGTTTAAAAGGTGCTGACAGACCTGAGACGATGCGAGGGGTATCGTTGAAGTTCTTGGTACTCGATGAATATGCAGATATGAAGCCATCAGTGTGGGAAACCGTACTAAGACCTGCATTGGCTGACCAGAAAGGATCTGCGATGTTTATTGGGACACCGCTTGGTCGTAACCACTTTTATGAGTTGTTTAAGTACGGTGAGCTTGCTGAAGATCCTACATATCAAGCATGGCACTTTACCAGTTATGATAATCCATTACTCGATCCTGAAGAGATCGATATGGCTAAAAAGTCAATGTCGAGCTATGCATTCCGACAGGAGTTTATGGCGAGCTTTGAAGCTTTAGGCTCAGAGATCTTCAAAGAAGATTGGATTAAATTTAGCAACGATGAACCTAAAGATGGGGATTATTATATCGCTGTTGACCTTGCAGGTTTTGCTGATGTTGCTGGTAAAGCAACTGGTAAAAACGCAAAGTTGGATAAAACAGCGATTACGATTGTTAAGGCCAGTCCTGATGGCTGGTGGGTTGCTGATATTATTTACGGACGTTGGGATATTAAAAAGACTGCCAGAAAGATATTTGAGGCTGTCAGAGAATATGAACCGATTGCTGTTGGGATTGAAAAGGGTGCACTACGAAATGCCGTATTACCGTATCTCACAGATTTAATGAAAAGTGGCCAAAGATTCTTTAGAGTTGAAGAGTTGACACACGGTAATAAGAAAAAAACTGATCGTGTTGTTTGGGCTTTACAAGGTCGTTTTGAACATGGCAAAATTACATTATCGGAAGGAGAATGGAACACGGAGTTTTTAGATGAGTTGTTTCAGTTTCCTAACCCGTTAGTACATGATGACTTAGTGGACTCTTTATCATACATCGACCAGTTAGCTAAAGTTAGCTATTATGTCGATTTTGAAGAAGATGAGTTTGAATTTTTAGATCCAATCGCAGGGTATTAATCTATGGAGTATGAAAACAGATCTGAAATTTTATCTGGTTTAGAGAACTGGGTAATCAGTAAATGTGATCAATGGCGTGACCACTTTGAAGCCAACTACGAAAGCAAGTTTGATGAGTATTACAGACTATGGCGTGGAATTTGGAACCCATCAGATCGGGTGCGTGATAGTGAGCGTTCACGTTTAATTAGCCCTGCACTGCAACAAGCTGTTGAGTCTGCTGTTGCTGAAGTTGAAGAAGCAACCTTTGGTCGTGGGGTGTGGTTTGACATCAAAGATGACCTCGGTGATCAAAACCCTGTTGATGTACAATCGCTTCGGAATCAATTAGACGAAGATTTTAAAAAGACACAGGTACGTAAATCTGTTGCGGAATGTATTCTTAATTCAGCAATCTTTGGCACCGGTATCGGTGAGTTGATTCTGGAAGAAAAGAAAGAAATGAGACCGGCGACACAGCCTGTCTTAGATGGAGCTATGCAAGCTTACGGCGTGTTAGAAACAGATCGTTATGTGATTAAGCTCCGTCCAATCTTACCGCAAAACTTTTTAATTGATCCAGTTGCTACAAACATTGACGAGGCATTAGGTGTTGCCATTGATGAGTTTGTACCAAAGCATCTTGTTGAACAAGGGATTGAAGCTGGTATCTACAGAGATGTCAGTATTGAAACATCGTATACTGACACGGATTTAGAACCTGATAAAGAAATTACGATGTACACAGATGATAAAGTACGTCTAACGAAGTATTATGGTCTGGTACCAGTTGATTTGTATATTGATGCAATTTCTGAAGGGATGTCTGAAGAAGAAATCGAAGAACTGGACGTACCAAACAAGTCATACATTGAAGCAATTGTTGTGTTGGCGAATGGTGGTACGCTACTTAAAATTGAAGAAAATCCCTACATGATGCAGGACAGACCTGTCGTTGCATTTCCTTGGGATGTTGTTCCCGGTCGTTTCTGGGGTCGTGGCATCTGTGAAAAAGGTTACAACGCCCAAAAAGCACTTGACACTGAACTGAGAGCACGAATTGACGCACTTGCGCTTACTGTACATCCTATGCTTGCTGTTGATGCTTCACGCCTTCCTCGTGGAGCAAAAATGGAAATTAGACCCGGCAAGACCATCCTTACAAACGGTAATCCTTCAGAAATCCTCCAACCGTTTAAATTCGGTGCGCTTGATCAGGTCTCGTTCACCCAAGCTAAAGACCTGCAAACTATGGTGCAGATGGCAACAGGTTCTATCGATGCGGCAGGAATCCCCGGTAGTATTAACGGAGACTCTACTGCCGCCGGTATCAGTATGTCGTTGGGAGCAATCATCAAACGCCACAAGCGTACATTGATTAACTTCCAAGAAGCTTTCTTGTTACCTTTTGTTGAGAAAGCGGCATATCGGTATATGCAGTTTGATCCAGAGCTATACCCTGTACAGGACTACAAGTTTACAGCATCAAGCTCTCTTGGCATTATTGCTCGTGAGTATGAAGTCACACAGCTTGTACAACTGCTTCAAACAATGTCACCGGATTCACCAATGTATCCGCTATTGATTGAATCCATTGTTGATAACATGAACTTGTCAAACCGTGAGCAAATTATACAAGGGCTTCGTCAAGCTAATCAACCAAACCCTGAAGCGGCACAGGCTGAACAACAACAGCAACAAATACAGCTTGCTCAAATTCAAGCTCAGTTAGACCTATATCAGGCGCAATCAACTGAAGCAATGGCAAGAGCACGTAAAGTTTCAACAGAAACACAATTTGTTGCTTACGATCATGAAACAGACCGGTTGAAGGTGCTAACAACAAACCTTGAACCCGGAGATCAAGATGAGAAAGAGTTCGAACGCAGAGTCAAACTTGCTGAATTACTGTTGAAGGAACGGGCGATTGCATCTGATGAACGAATTGTTGATAAACAAATGAGGGAAAATAATCTGTGATTAGCCAAACCGAACTGAATGCAATCTTGGTTGAAATTAACAAAATCTTAGATGGTTTAGACAAAAGAATCACCAAATTAGAGCAAAATGCAAAGGCTAAACCAACAACAACCAGAAAAACAAACACATAATCTTGACTTTTGGCATAAAATATGCTAATATATTCTATATAGACAACGCACCATCAAGGAGAATGTGTTGACCAAAGAAGATGAAAAGTATTATGAACTGTATTTTGACTTGTTTTTACACCAAGGTTGGAAACAGTTTATATCAGATCTAAACGATAGTTTAACCGCTTACCGTATTGAGGATATAAAAGATGAAGCCTCATTGAATCTGGTAAAGGGAGAACGAAATATACTTCAAAGACTTAGTAACTTTGAAGTGTCTTTGAAAGAAGCATATGATATGATCTTGGAGGCTGAAAATGCTGAAAAGATTTGATTTCAAATGCACAGAATGTAACCACATTGAAGAACAGTGGTGTAACTCAGATGATAAGTTACGCACCTGTTATGAGTGTGGACATACCGCAGTGCGGATAATCTCTCCGATCTCTACGAAATTTGAAGGCACCGGCTGGCCCGATGCTGATGATAAGTGGGCAAGAGATCATGAAAGAGCCGCACGTAAATAATCACTTCCATAATGCTTTAACAGCACGGAGTACAATATGGCAAAACTGATTGAGCGTCCAACAGAGGATGAAAACGAAAACTACGAATCATTAGAAAATACTGAAGATACTGAACAACTTGAACAGCCTGTTGAGGAAACTGTTCAGGAGGTCGAAGAAGACTCAATCCCTGACAAGTATCAAGGTAAAGACATCAAAGATGTTGTGCGGATGCACCAAGAAGCTGAAAAGCTTTTAGGCCGCCAAAGCTCTGAAGTCGGTGAACTTCGTAAGATTGTTGATGACTTTGTTAAGACTCAACTCGATACACAAAAGCAAAGCCCACAGGCACAACAGGAAGAAGAAGAGATTGACTTCTTTTATGATCCTGAAGCCGCTGTTCAGCGAGCAATTGAACGGCACCCTAAAATTAAAGAAGCTGAAGAATATACAAGGCAAGCAAAGCAAGCCTCCATTCTTGGGCAATTGCAAGATAAACATCCAGACTTTAAAGAAATCGTCCAAGACGAAGCCTTTGCAGAATGGATTAAATCTTCAAAAGTCCGTACAGAACTTTACATTAGGGCTGATCAACATTTTGATTTTGATAGTGCTGATGAATTGTTTAGTCTCTGGAAAGAGCGTAAACAAGCAGTATCAACCACTGAGACACTTCAAAAAGTTGACAGACAACGCCAAGCAAAAGCCGCATCAACGGGCAGTGGTCGAGGATCTGGTGAAGCTCCTTCTCGGAAGATTTATCGTCGTGCCGACATTATTGAACTCATGCAGAAAAACCCTAAGCGTTATCAGCAACTTTCAAATGAAATTATGCAAGCATACGCTGAAGGTCGTGTTAAATAACCTAAGCATTAAGGAGCTTAAAAATGGCTGGTGAATTTTCTCCCACCAATTCCGTCACCAATACTACTGCGGCAACCTTTATCCCAGAGATTTGGTCTGACGAAATTATCGCATCTTACGAGAAAAACCTCGTACTTGCAAACCTTGTAAACCGTATGCCAATGACAGGCAAGAAAGGCGATACAATTCATATCCCTAAGCCTGAGCGTGGCAACGCTACTGCGAAGACATCTGAAAATCAGGTGACTTTGATTACAAACACTGAGTCAGAAGTGCAAGTTGCTATCAACCAACACTACGAATACTCACGTTTGATCGAAGACATTACTGACGTTCAGGCGTTGTCTTCACTCCGTCAGTTCTACACCTCTGATGCAGGCTATGCCTTGGCAACACGTGTTGATACAGACCTGTTTGCTCTTGGTAAATTCCTTGGGGATGACGCAGGAACTGGTACTGACTGGATTCACTCCAACTCATACTACATGGATGCTGACAACGGCCTCAGTGCTTATGCACTTGACACTGTTGTTCCTGCTGACGTGTTTACTGATGCAGGCTTCCGTGCCGCTATCAAGCAGTTGGATGACAACGATACACCAATGGATCAGCGTTTCTTCGTTGTTCCTCCATCAGTAATCCAAGAGATCCGTGGCATTGAGCGTTATGTCTCTTCAGATTTTGTATCTGGACAGCCTGTAACAAACGGACAAGTGGGTACACTGTATGGTGTAGACATCTACGTTTCAACTAACGCCCCTGTTATTGAAACTGCGGCGGCTAACTCAAACTCAGCTTCAGACACTAAAGCGGCGATCCTTGGACACCGTGATGCAATGGTCTTTGTTGAGCAAATGGGTGTTCGCTCACAAACTCAGTACATGCAACAGTATCTTGCTGATCTGTTCACTGCTGACACACTTTATGGTGTGAAGGTATTACGTCCTGAGTCTGCAGTGGTTGTTGCATTCCCTGCATAAACCGCACTGGTTAGCCCCTTCGGGGGCTTTCCTCTTTACAGTTTTCCTCTTTTACACCTACGGAGAAAACCATGTCTAAACTAGCAATTGATAAAAACGCAAAACCAATTCAGGTACTGCGTCCGGGTACTACCCAAACCGTGAACATTCGTTCAACGTCTAACACTACCTCTTCAGGTGCATCTACAGGCTGTCGTGTTGTCAGATTGGCAACAGATATTGATTGTTTTTATGTTGTAGGTTCTACAGCAACAACATCGGATATCTACCTTCCTGCAGGCACTGTTGAGTATATCCACGTCTTTGAAGGCGATAATGTGTCTGTTATCCGTTCTACGGCTGACGGTACGTTGTACGTAACGGAGATGTTCTAATGTATTCGTTCAATCCTCTGAATAAACTAAAGACTAATCAATCTGCACAGGGAATACGTCCACAGCTTGACCTACGGTTTGCAGAGGATTTGGCGTTAGACAGTCGAGTCGATTTCTCCAGAGGCTCCAACGCCACAGTGGTGGACTCAGACGGTACGCTGAAGTGGGCGGGGCATAATCTGCTTCAGTATAGTCAGGAGTTTGATAATGCGGCTTGGCAAAAGTTTGACACCACAGTAACCGCTAATGACAGTGTGGCTCCAGACGGCACTTTGACCGCTGATAAACTAACTACTGATGTCGCTACTACCAATTCTTTTGCAATACGAGCAAGTGTATCTCACACAGGATCAACCTATTCAGTTTTTGCAAAAGCAGATGAAAAAGATAAAATTTTGTTATTTGGATCAGGCAAAGGTTATGGATTTAACCTGACATCTGGATCTTCTTTTTCGGTTGGAGGGATTTCTGATTCAGATAGTAATTCAATGACTGATGTTGGAGATGGTTGGTACAGATGCTCAATTTCTGTTTCAAGCGGTTCTTTCGTTGATATCTACATCTTGAACAGCACTAGCTATGCGTCTTATACAGGAGACGGCACATCTGGCATTTACATCTGGGGCGCCCACTTGTATCGCTCAGACAAAGAAATGCAAGAGCGCACAGACGTTGCCACAGGCTTAGAAACCTACTACCCAACGACAGCCTCTGCCTACTACGCACCACGCTTTGACCATGACCCTGCCACCAATGAGAG